CTTAGCCAGCTCTTGCGCGTGCCTGTCGGCCATTGTGGCCAGTTCATGCGCCAGCTTATTCTTTTGGTCTTTGTCTTCGATAAATTTGTCCAGCAATCCTGTCACTGGCGCGATCAATGCTTCAATCATTTTTTCACCGTCTCATGATTTAACCAAACTGCAAACATGCCACTGAAGCAACCGCATATCGTGCTAACAAATGCGGTTTGCTGTGTTGTCGCAGATGCTCCAAGATCGTACATAAACCAGCTTGCCGCTTCCCAAACCAGCAGGCTGCTTAGCAGCATCATTCCACGCGGCAATAATTTCCAGCGCAAAAAGCGCTCCATCGTTATTTCAGCCATCAGCCAGCGCCCTAAACCTTGCCGTGATTCGCTTTGCCCGATTGGGCGTCTGGTCGAACCAGCGCGAATCCTCAGCCTCGGCGGCTACGGTAAGCCACGCTTTTGGATCGTCCATAGCCTCAGCTACCGCAGCCCACATCTTGACGAACTTCGAGCAGCGTGGGTATCCAAGCTGGAATGTCATGTTGCAGAGGCATAGGGCTGCGTCTGGATAACGCAAGTCAAGCTCATTAAAGTCAACACCGACGTTGCTGCATAACCGGCCACAATCCTCAATCGTGACGGCAATGTCGAGATTAAAGCGCTGGCGCACCCGATCCTCAGACACAGGCGTTCCAACCGGCAGGCCGTATTCTGGATCATGTTCTTTTACCAGTCCTCCAATTCCAAATGTCGGCAATCCAAGATGATCTAAATAAATTATATGCTCGCCATCATCGTTTTTTACGACACCCTCTTCGGCAGCGATCTCTTCTCTAAGCGCGTCTTTGTTCATCGCCTCATCTCCAGAATCGTATCAATCGTTTTAGCCCACGAATCAGATTCTGCCTCAGCCGTGAAAACCGACTCACGCAGGCGCAGACTGTATTGCCGTACAGCCGTAATCGGCATGAACAGGCACCGCCGGGCATTGGGGGAAACAAGGCAGAGAACATCATAATCATCCTTCGTGGGTAGTTTTTTCTTTTTACTTCCGTGGCCCAGATTAAAATGGTGACGCGGAGATCGACCATCTTTATCGCCCAATAGACTCGCAGCCTTTGCCTGCACCCTGACCCAATTTTGACCATCCCAAGCCACCATATCTATTTTATCTTGCTGTGCCATTGAGACGCGCCACCCCTGTGCAAGGATAGCGGCTGCGGCCAGAAATTCGCCAATCAACCCGGTCGTTGTTTCGCTCATCTAAGCCCTATGGCTCCAGCACTTGACACCATCACCGCGATAAACAAACCTATCACAACAACCGTCAAAATCAAAATAGCCAGACCGATTTTCATGTTCTCAATAGCCTCATCGTGAGCGATGGCGGCTTGTTTAGCAGCGGCGAGGCGAGCCGCTTTCTGTTCGCGCAGAGCCTGATTGTGATGATTAATAATTTCTTGCCACGTTGATGGCTGATCGGCTGGCTTAGGCCAGCGCATGTTAATCATTTGGGCCACGGTCTGCATTTCCTCATTCAGGCGCTTCGCCTCCAATATAGCGTCAATGCTGCCCTTAAAGCTAACGTCACCGACCCCGGCTTGCTTGTTGCGTTCCTCGTTGAGCTTTTTCTGTGCTGAAAACAGTGTGCCTATTTGCTCCGACAAATCAGCCACCGACTGAACATCGTTAACTCTAGCCTTGATAAACGCTATGGCATTTGACGCGGCGCTAACGGCCATTAGGGCTGTACTGATAGGCTCCATTAGGACAGCATTCCTTTCCTGAGTGGCAGGCACTTGTAAGACTTGGCGAGAAAGTCGCCGGGCAACTTACCAACGTCCTCTGCCATCTCATACACTCGCTCGACACAAGCCTCATAGGACGGCCAAGGCCCGCGAAAATCATGTAGCTCAATGCAGTTTTGTGGGGCGCTTAAAGAGCAAGCAAGTACGATTGCTTTAAACACGACCTTGTAGCTTTTTGATTATGACTTTGACGCTATCGGTTTCAATGATGCGTATCAAGACCCAAATCCCGGTAAACAAAGCCACAAAATCCGGCACCATAGCCATATAGGCCGCAAACGTGCCGGTGCCAGCAGCAACATCCAGAATGACTTTGTTTTCTTCGTTCATAGTTTTACTCCGGCTTAGTCGGCCAAGTTACGCTAAAAGGAAACCCAGCTTGTGCTGGAATATCACGCAATGCTTGTCGATAGGCAGTCCAAGCATTAGACATAGTAACATCACTCAAAGCCATCCAGTCTGTCTCAGCAAGTAACCTGTCACGCTGGTTACGAACATCAATTGGCAACAGATTGTTTATGTAATCATCTCGTTCAGCATTTGCCGTTGCAATTTCTGCATCGGTCATCTCAACAAGAACGCCATTAACCATTTTATTCATATCAAAACCCCTACTGGCTCAAGCCGTACAAAGAAAATCGACCAGTATCAATATTATTGCTACCAGTGGTTCCAAACCTTAGACCCGTAAAAGAAGTCAATGAATATGTCGATTTCAATGCGCCCGCCGTGAAAGTTCTTTCGCCATTGTCGCCTGTCCCTGAAATGCCAGCAGTCTCCATTTTAAAAGGCAATCGAGGTTCTACTGCGCTGATTTCTAGCTGACCAATTTGTTTGTTTAATCCAGCACTTGTGAGTATTCCAGAAAAGGTTGTTTGAACCGCCAAGTATGAAGCAAACGCACCGCGAAGCATTACATAATCGCTTGACGTTACAAGAGTGCCATTGTCATAAATCTGTATTTTTACAATGGCAGTGGCGTTCATCGTGCAATCCCATTTCAGAACATATTTATTATATGAACCGATTGATGTAAAATCCACTGTGCTTACAGTGCTTGTAACTGTTGTTGTGCTGATTAAATTCCAAGCACCGCCGCCGCCAGATACAGCAGCCCACGTTAAACCACCAGCCGCACCAGATTGCGCTGATAAAAAGTAACCATTGGTTGGGGCATTAGATACTTTGAGATTAGCTTCATCAACAACATTATCAGCAATAACCGTTGCGCCATCGGCTGTGCTGGTGACTTCGCCAGTGTGGTTTGGGTGGACATAGTTATTTGCGCCTGCTGCAATGCCATCGAGCTTTGTATGGTCTGCATCTGTAAAGGCGTTAGTGTTGCTGTTATTTTCATAAGCGGTTTTGATTTCAGCATCACTTTGATCAGCAGTCGCTCCAGCCTCAATGCCAGCTAGTTTGGTAAACTGTGCATCTGTAAACGCATTTGCTTCTGCTTCATAAGCAGTCTTGATTTCTGCGCCAGTTTGGTCAGCAGTAGCTCCGGCTTCTATGCCATCGAGCTTGGCACCATCTGTAGCCACATCACGACCATCAAAAGTGCTGTTTGTAGTAATAGCACCAGTCATTGCACCGCCAGTGCGTGGCAACGCAGCATCAGCCGTTGCTCCTTGAGCCGCCGTGGCGTAGGCCGAAGCTGCGGTTGTTGCCGCAGTGCCTAGTCCTAAATTGGTTCTTGCTGTTGCTGCATTATCTAAATCAGATAAATTGTTGGCAGCCAGCAAATCACCGCCGCCACCAGCACCGCCAATAGCAGAGCCATCTAATAATAAGTTAGTACCGTCAGAGCTTAACGTAACACCGCTGCCGGAGCCTGTGTGGTCTAGTTCAATTTTTCCCATTACGCGTATGTAACCTCCGATGTGTTAACGGTTGCAACCCAGAGTATGTTAGTGCTGGCTTGTCCAGTAACCTGTATTTTTAAATTTGACCCATAAGCATCCGCCGAAAGAGAAACTGCCCAAGTAGACGCACCTGATGTTGCGTAAATTTTATTAACAATGCCGTTGCCTAGAACACAAGTTCCTGCACCATTTTTCAACATTGCGCCTTTAATTTCCCAACTAGCATAATCGCTACCAGCCGCCGCGCTTTCTCTAGCGATAATTGTACCAGAGAAACTTGTCGCAGAATTTAACAGCACTGAAGGAGCGTTGGGGATGAGAGTAGGTGTTGCGTCAGTGGTAGTTTTGTCTAAAATATAATAACCACCTTGAGCACGATTAGATGAAGTGTTAGAACGATTAGAATAAGCAAACTTTCCAACAACATCAGCATCTGCTGAATGACCAATTGCGACAGATGCACTCTTTTGTGCGTCTGCACTTGTTCCTAGGGAGATGCTATTATTTCCAGATGCCCTTGAGTCGCTACCAATCGAAATACTATTATAAGCTTTACTATAAGCTCGCCAACCAATAGCGATACCGTATTGTGCAGTGTCCTCCGCCCCCCAAGCCGCGTTATTATCTCCAATTCCTATTGCAACGCTGTTTGCGCCACCAGCATAAGATGTACCAAGGGCTAAAGAATAACTACCTTTTGCTAATGCCCCAAACCCAAAAGCTGATGCTTGTAAACTATCGGCTTCTGCCTCAACCCCAACGGCGACAGAATTTGTACCTGTTGCGGATGGAAGTGTTGAAGTACCATCATAACTTTCGTCAAAAAGTTTAGTTCCAGAGCTAATCCAGTCATAGTCAGACCCATTCCAACTAAGAACTTCACTTGCTGACGCTGTTGATGTGTTTAAATGAGCGTCAACATTGTTATCGCTGTAAACTGTCGCCCCAGTAGCAATGCCGTTTAGCTTAGTATGGTCAGCATCAGTGAACACGTTGCTATCACTTGCACTTTCAACCAATGCACGAATTTCTGATGCTGTTTGGTCTGCTGTTGCTGACGTTTCAATTCCGGCCAGTTTGGTAAATTGTGCATCGGTAAAAGCATTAGCTTCTGTTTCATAGAGAGCTTTAATTTCTGCACCAGTTTGATCGGCAGTCGCATTGCTTTCGATACCGTCCAATTTAGTACCGTCTGCCGAAAGATCACGACCATCAAAGGTTTGACTTCCAGAAAAAGCAATGTTTCCTGTCATCGTGCCGCCAGTTAAAGACAATAATCCAGAAGCACCTTGCACTCCTGTTTCCCAAGCCGTTCCGTTGTAAACCTTTAATTCGTCTGATGTGGTATTGTAAAACAAATCACCTTCATCAAGGCTTGTTGTTGGGTCTGATGCTC